ATCTCCTTTGGCTGTGGAACACTACGTGGAGGGCTCACACTCAAGTACGACGAAGTCGCTCGTGAAGGCGAAGCCGTAATACTTGAATGTGAAACACACGTAGTAAAATCAGATAGCCAGGAGAAAATAAAAACACCTTACAAGGAGAAAAACAGTGAAACGTCAAAAATTGACCCGCCCACGCTCAAAGCGCCTATTCAAAAATAATGCGATCAAAACGCATAAAAAAAATACAGGCCCTAGACCTATGCGTGGCGGAATCAGACTCTAAAAACTTAAATACCCAAAAAAAAAGGAGAGGAAAACATGCCATGTTTTCATCCCCTAAAGGGTTACCGGTCGAAGACGGTAAACCCCACTGGTAAACGTAGCATAGTATTCAACGCACGTGAAGGATACTATGACTTACCTATAGACATACCTTGTAGCCGCTGTGACGGCTGCAAACTAGAACGGTCTCGGCAATGGGCAGTCAGACTAGTGCATGAATCTAGCATGCACATGCACAACATCTTTCTAACCCTAACTTATTCCGACGATAAACTTCCCCCGGACGGCTCACTTCAGGTAAAAGACTTCCAAGACTTCATGAAAAGGCTTAGGCTTAAGAGAGAAACTCATGGACCACTTTTTAAGACAAACCCCGCCACGAACCTTAGGTTCTTTCATTGTGGCGAATATGGAGATAAATTTGCCCGTCCTCACTACCATGCTTGTATTTTTAATCTTGATTTTAATGATAAAATACATTGGAAAACCGTAGGGGAAAACAAGCTCTACGTTAGCAAGACTCTCGACGAATTATGGACTCACGGATTCTCAACAATAGGAGCAGTCACCTTCGAATCTGCCGCTTATGTGGCACGCTATATCATGAAAAAACACCACGGTGCAGAATCAAAAATCCTCTACGAGGGCCGAAAACCAGAATATGTAACCATGAGCCGTCGTCCCGGCATTGGAAAACCTTGGCTAGAAAAATTTAAAAAAGACATAAAAAGAGATGACTTTGTAGTAATGCGTGGGGTACCCATGAAGCCACCTAAGTTCTATGGCGCTCAATTCGAAATCGAGGACCCAAAAAGATGGGCTCAAATAAAAGCGGACCGAAAGGTCGCAGCAAAAGAAAACAGCGCCAATACAACATGGGATCAACTAAAGGCGAAAGCCTACATAACGAAACAAAACCTAACACGCTTAAAAAGGAGTATCGAAAGATGAAACTAAAAATCTACGCTGTGTACGATAATAAAGTAGAAAGCTACTTAAACCCATTTACCATGAGAACAAGAGGCGAAGCCGTAAGAAGCTGGGCAGACGTCGTTAACGACGATAAAACTCAATTCCATAAACACCCAGCGGATTTCACACTCATGGAAATTGGAGAATTCGATCAGGACACAGGACAACTTCAAAATAACGCTAACGGACCACAATCTGTTGGTGTAGCATTGGAATTTTTGAAGGTTCAACACAAACCAGAACAAACAGTCAGAAGCATAGCTTAAGGAGAAACAATAATGCGCTCGGTAATGTCACATCAATTTTCACAAGTACCATCGGCGAACATTCCCCGTTCTACCTTTGACAGGAGCCACGGCTATAAGACAACTTTGGACGCAGGCTATCTCGTTCCGTTCTATGTGGATGAGGCGTTACCGGGCGATACCTTCTCGCTACGTGCAAATATCTTCGCACGAATGAACACACCGATTGTCCCTATTATGGACAATCTAAAAATGGACACTTTCTTCTTCGCGGTACCTATCCGCCTAATATGGGCTAACTGGGAGAAAATGAATGGAGCACAAACGGACCCCGGAGACTCTACAACGTTTCTTGTCCCAATCATGGATGCGCCAGCGGCAACAGGCCATGCAATCGGATCACTCTCAGACTATTTCGGAATTCCTACGGGAATCGCTGAACTTGAGCACTCCTCTCTCTGGCACAGGGCCTATAATCTCATCTGGAACGAATGGTTTCGAGACGAAAACCTACAAGACTCAGTCGTCGTTGATACAGACGACGGACCCGATTCTACAACAGACTACGCCTTACTCCGTCGAGGAAAACGACACGATTATTTCACCTCTTGTTTACCTTGGCCTCAAAAAGGAACTGCGGTGGATGTACCGTTGGGAACGGAAGCGGTTATCAGATCCCATTCGTACGCGTCTACTACTCCTACTGATCTTATCTATGTTACTCGTAATAACGGAACGTCTGGTCACAATCTGTATAATGGGGCTGGCGCAGCTGTTGACCTAAACGCAGCGGGAGCGGGAAACGAAAATATCAAATGGTCGCAAGAAACAGGAATTACCGGAGGAGTCGAAGGTTACAACTATGCGGATCTTTCAACAGCTACAGCAGCAACTATCAATGAACTACGAGAAGCTTTTCAAATCCAAAAACTATACGAGAGAGATGCACGCGGAGGCACTCGCTACACGGAAATCATACGAGCGCACTTTGGCGTTGTATCGCCGGATGCTCGTCTTCAACGGCCGGAATATCTCGGCGGAGGAAGTAGTCCAGTTACGATTAGCCCTATCGCTCAAACATCCAGTACGGACGCAACGACTCCGCAAGGCAATCTTGCAGCGATGGGAGTCGCTACTATATCGGGACACGGATTCACAAAATCATTCACCGAACACTGTGTTCTTATCGGAATAGTAAACGTAAGAGCGGATCTTAACTATCAACAAGGGCTAAACAGAATGTTCTCGCGTCGAACTCGTTTCGACTTCTATTGGCCATCACTCGCTCATATCGGAGAACAAGCAGTATACAACAAAGAAATCTACGCACAGGAGACAGCAGACGATGAAAACGTTTTCGGCTATCAAGAACGGTACGCGGAATATCGCTATAAACCGTCTCAAATTACTGGACTCTTTCGCTCAAACGCGGCAGGGACAATTGACATCTGGCACTTGGCTCAGGATTTCTCAGCTCTGCCAACTCTTAATGCAGCTTTTATCGTAGACGAACCCCCGGTAGACCGGGTAATTGCAACTCCTACGGAACCTCACTTTATGTTGGACTCATACATCCAGCTAAAATGCGCACGTCCTATGCCAGTTTACAGCGTGCCAGGACTGATAGACCACTTCTAGAGGGGGGTTTATCTAATCAAGACTAGCTGGGGCCGCAAGAGCCCCGGCAAGTCTTACCGAGGAAATTATGTTACCACTCGTAGCCTTAGGGGCAGCAGGATTAGCAGCAGGAGCCGGAGTAGCAGGATCAATGATTCAAGCAAACTCGGCAGAATCCGTTAATAAGATGCAAATCGAATATGACAGGGAAAAAACTCAGCAAATGATGGGCTTCAATGCATCAGAAGCTAACCTAGCAAGAACGATCGCCGGACAGGAAGCAGACATCGCAAGAAAATTCGAGGAACGGATGTCGAATACAGCCTATCAACGTTCAATGGCAGACTTAAAAGCAGCAGGACTCAACCCTATGTTGGCCTACATGAAAGGCGGAGCCTCAACCCCTTCAGCATCAGCACCCTCATCACCAGCAGCTTCAACTTCAGGGGGGACCCCGTCACTTAACGTCCCTCAACTGGGCACAGGTATTACGTCAGCTATCAACAACGCACTATCAACAGCCATGCAGGTCACTGAATTCAAAAAAGAGATGCAAACCAAAGACGCTCAAATCGCAGGACTCGAAGCGTCAGCTCAAGCGTCAGCAGCCCAAGCTCAACTATCACAAGCCAGCGCAAAAAGAATGGGAGTAGAACTCCCCGCTATCGAAGCAGAAGCAAAAGCTAGGCAAAAACACGGATTATACGATAAGGACTATGCGCCGTATGACGCTATTATTAACAGATTGCGGCAACTTATACCCTTTACCGTCCCGCGTGGTACCGGGCAGTCAAATACACCTATGCACTAAGGAGCAAACTCATGCAATTCAAAACAAAGCATCAAAACTGTCGATCGCAAAAAGGAAACTGGGGCGAAAGCAAAACCCATCAGTCGTTCAAGGATCAATGCGATATAAATCGCGTAATGAGCAAATACGCAAAAACCGGGGTACTACCCGAACTCATCAAAACTAACCCCGTATATGGGGACTTCTCCTCAGCCCCTGATTACCAGGAGGCACAAAACATCGTCATCAAAGCGAAAGAACAGTTCAACGCGCTAGACGCAAAAGTACGCGAACGGTTCGCTAACAACCCTGCAAACTTCCTAGAGTGGGCTAATAACCCCGCAAACGCAGAAGAGATGGCAACCCTAGGCTTAATGAAAAAGGAAGCCGTAGAACGCGTTCAGAACGCAAAAGCAGCGCATAAAAACGCTAAGGTCGAAGACAAAAAAGAGCCGGAGGCGAAAAAATGACCAATTCCCTTCTTGATATAATTGGTCGGACTGACAGGCAACCACAACCGTTCGAACATAAAAAAAGGGCCCCGAAGGGCCCTCTTAACTATCTAAAATTGGCCTTTGGCCACTCTTGTTCCCATCCATCAGGGAACCTCTTATCAAGCTCTTCCATGAGCTTCCTCTCTAAATCAACCGCCATAATCCTAAACTCACCAGTCATGCGGTTTCTTATATACCAATTAACTCTACTGCGAACTAATTTCGCTAATAAAATTAACTCTTTATCACTTATATTCTCATACATATTCATCATATTTAACTCCTTTGGCTGCGGAGCACTACGTGGAGGAATTACACTCAAGTACGACGAAGTCGCTCGTGAAGGCGAAGCCGTAATACTTGAATGTAAACCAAACGTAGTAAAATCAGAAAGCCAGGAGAAAATAGACACCTTACAGGAGAAAAAAAATGAAACGTCAAAAACTAAGCCGCCCAAAATCTAGAAGGCTATTCAAAAATAATGCGATTAAAACGCACAAAAAAAATCTAAGCCCTAGACCTATGAGGGGCGGCATCAGACTCTAAACTCTAATTAAATAACCACTCAAAAGAAAAAGGGTGTAACAATGCCTTGTTATCACCCCTTAAAGGGATACAGGTCGAAGACTGTAAACCCTACGGGGAAACGTAGCATAGTATTTAATCCTAAGGAAGGATTCTACGATCTCCCCATAGACCTACCTTGCGGCCGTTGTGACGGCTGCAAACTCGAACGATCAAGACAGTGGGCTGTCAGACTAGTGCATGAATCTCAAATGCACGATCATAATACATT